ATCGAGCGGTGCCCGAGCTGCGAGCGGAACTGCATTTAACTATGGAGAGAATCGCCTGCTTTCAAATGGTGGAGGTGGCCAGGGTTATGGCGGTAATCATATGAACGTTAAAGGCTCTGCAGGAACCCCTGCTATAACCTTAAGCTCGGGCTATGAGAGTGGAGGCGGCGGTGCATCGTATTTTTGTGCGGGAGGGAATCCCATCGCTGCCGGCTCAGCCTTTTCCGGTGATCCAGGCGCATTAGGTTCAGGAGGAGGTGGAGGATTTTCCGTTAGTAATTCATCTGCTCAAACTGGTGGGAATGGGGGCGATGGGTTGATTATCATTGAGGAATATGCATGAAAACGTATGCAAGAATTGAAAAAAATATAGTTAAAGAACTATTTTCCACTGAGGAAAAAATCATAAAGCTTTTTCATCCCGATATGCATTGGGTGGATATTACAGCAAGCGGGGTGAAAATATCTAAAGGCTGGAGTTATATAAGCAATACATACATTCTGGGAAAAAATTAATATCATATAATTAAAAACCCGCATGCGCGGGTTTTTTTAAAAGCCAAGCACTGTCAATCGCTTAAAAATGCATTAACAAAAAACCATGAAGTCGCAGGCAAACTAAATATTTATAGTAAATCAGCTTAAGAGAAACAGGTTGAGAAATCTAACTCATTGTTAATAAATAATTTTAACTAATAAATTATTTTTTCCTTCGCTAATGGATAGATCATGCTGAACTCTTTGTCTTGATAAAATAAATCATCAGCTTTATTTAAAAACATACCTGGCTGGCAAAAAACACCACTTTCTATTTTCACCATGGTGAAGCCGGATATGTCAAATTCATTGTCACTGATAATGATATTTTCGACATAATTACTACCTGTTTGAATAAGTGCGAAATTAGTCATCTGCTACCACTCCACTATGAGGATACCGGGCTGACCTACAGCACCTTTACCATTAATGCCAGTAGATCCACCTGCGCCGCCAGCACCAAAACCGTCTCCAATGTAACCATTTTGGCCGCCAGCACTGCCATTGCTTGAAGATCGCACTGCACCCCCGCCGCCACCGAATGGGCAAGATGCGCCTGCACCGCTATTTCCCGTTCCAATGACTAAGAGAGTTTTGCCACTATCACCCGCACCATCTCCGCCGGAGCTTCCCCGAGGGTATCCTCCTCCGCCAGCCCCACCATACTGTGCTGAACCACCACCACCAGGGTCTCCGCCCTGACCAGCGATAAGGGTCAAATAACTGCCAAAAACAGTATTGCCACCACTACCTCCAGACTTACCATCTGAGTTTACTGACGTGGTTCCACCGACACCACCAGCCCCGATAATCACATCAACTATCTCTCCAGATTTAACGGTTATAGCGCGCTTGATAACTGACTGCCCAGCACCACCACCTCCAGCACCACCGCCAAATTCACTGGTGTTGGTTCGGCAACCGCCGCCACCGCCGCCGCCGCCGCCAGCACATCCGGATAGATAAATAGTCGTTACACCATCAGGCACCTGGAACTTACCGCTACTGATGAATTGTTTAACGCCTCGAGAGCGCGAAATTTCATTTTGGACCGCTTCTACAAAACCGAGGTTTTTAAGAACCTCCGCCACCAGCCCCGCGTCTTTAATTTCTGCCAGCGCTTTCGCCGTTTGCAGATACTGGCTATGAGGGTTTGCCGCATCGACATGCTTCTTCATCACGTCGTCGGTATAGGCTTTCACTTCGATGACTTTGTCATCCACATACTGGCGCGTGGCCAGCACCACCGAAGGATCAATCTTTAATGTGACGGCACTGGTGCTGTTCACGATCAGGATCATGCGCACGGTCTGGGTACGGCCGCTGCCTTCCTGCAGCTGTGGCTTGTAGGTTTCCGCGCAGTTCGCGACGGCAATCAGCACGCCATCGGCGTCATACAGGCCAATCTCACGGATCCAGAAGCCGCCTTCGCCTTCAGGGATAATCTGTTCAGCGATAATCTGGCTGCTGTTCGCGGCATCCACCTTCAGCGAATTCAGCGCGGCACGGCGCTTTTCGCCCACCAGTTTGGTCTGCGCAGGATCGGGCGTAGGCAAAACACCGCCGCCGTCCCCCACCGCCATCTGGGTAATCTGCAGTTGGGTTCCCAGGGCCGCGGCATTGGCCAGCTTTGCCGCGCCCTGATTGGTCAGTAGGGCAAAATATTTCGTTGTCATGCTCTCACTTCCGTCAGGTCAATAAGATGGACCGCTGCGCCGGTGTAACCGGAACCGCCTGCGGTGATAACTTCAGGTGTATAGGGGTAAACAGTAAGTTCATCGCCACTGTAACTGGCGGCCGCAACAGGAACGGTGCCGGTGCTGTCCAGGTTAATGGATAACCCAGTCAGGTGGCGACTCACCGGCTTGGCATCGGCAATCAGCCGCTCCAGCTCGTTGTACATCGCTTCAGTAATACCGGTTTCCAGTACGCCGACATCAAGGCGAAAGGTGCCGGGCGCTTCATTGGTTTGCCACCATTCCTTAATGCGAATCAGGTAGCCCAGTGGCTCCACCACTCGACGCAGCGACCCAATCGTGCCTTTGTGTTTATGGATATATTCCGATGCAGCAACCACGCTGCGTTTCGTGCTTTCGCTCCAGCCCGAATCCCAACGATCCACCGACCAGGCCCAGGCCAGATAGGGCAGTAGCTCTACCGGACAGGTCTGCGAATTCCATAACTGGCGCAAAGGAACAGGAATGGATTCCAGCGCTGCGCAGGCTTCAGCCGCGGCAACTTCCAGGGCTGATGAACCCGTTGGCAGCAGGCGTTTACTCATCGGAACCTCCTACCGTGATCTGGTAGCCGGTGCAGAACGCGGCCTGAGTTTTATCCAGCACCACATCGGCCACCGGCTGGGCCAGTTCGACGCGCTGTACACCTTCTACATGCAGCGCGGCATACAGCGCAGATTTGCGAATATCGCGGCCTAAACGTGCCTGGGTGTTTACAAATGCCTTGAGCTTCGCCTCGGCTGCGGCACGGATGGGCTCCGCTTCGGGACCGGGATACAAATACAGCGTGGCGTCAACGCGGTAATCCACAATCTGTGCCGACTGTACGGTGACCCGATCGGCAACCGGACGAACATCTTCATCATTTAGCGCGGCATTCACGATCGCCAGCAGGTCACTGCCCGCCGCACCGTTGCCTTCGCGGGACAGCACGGTAATCGTGACGCTGGCAGGAGAAGGACTGATAGCCGAGGCATCGGCTACGCGGCCATCGGCGCTGCGTGCATGAAATTCGTAAGCACCGGATGGCCCCGCAACACTCAGCCCTTCGAACGCGGCGGCAATGCGGGCGCGGAAGTCTTCATCCCGCTCCATTACCGCCTCGACGGGCGGCGTAGCGGTATTATCCGCAGGCGTCAGCACCAGCCGCGTCACGCCGTTGTTGGCGCCCAGTTGATCCAAATCGCTGCCGTTGGCCCAGGCCACCATCACCGCCTTGGCCGCCTCGTTGATGCGCTGACGCAGAATGACTTCCCGGTAGGCGTTCTCCTGCAGGAGTTTCACCAGCGGGTCGGACTCCAGCGCCAGAACCCGGGCAACCGATGCCTGCTCGTCTGCAGGATAGAGCGAAATCAAGGTGGCTTTGCGTTCCGCAAGCAGCGTTTCATAGTCCAGCGTTTCCACCACGTTTGGCGCAGGCAGCTGGCTCAGGTCGATAGTAGGCATGATTCAACTCACAGGGACGGTTAACGAAAAATCCTGCGCGGTATCCGCACGGTTGCCGGTGATTTCCACCACCATCCCGCCGTTAAACGCAGATTCAAAATTAATGGCAGTCAGGCTGATGCGCGGCTCCCACTGCAGAATCGCCATATAGCAGGCCGACATGATTTGCAGGCGCAACCTGTCGTTTTGCGGCTGGTCGATTAGCGCCGACAGCAGTGAACCGTAGTTACGGCGCATCACCCGCGATCCCAGCGGCGTCGTCAGAATGTCACGGACGGACTGGCGGATATGCTCCAGCTCAACGAGGGTTACGCCTGTTTCGCGGCTCATGCCGGTGTAGCGTGCTGTTGTCATAATGGTGCTCCAGTGGTGCCACCGCTGTCGCCCGGATGCTGGTGCGTATGCAGCACTTTGCCGTTGGAAACGAAGCTGCCGCCGCTGTGCGACACGTCGCCCTTCATGGTGCCGCCCTGGGTCACTTCCAGCGTGGCGGTTTTCAGTAACGTGGTGCACTCCACTTCTGGCGTATCCAGCAGGATTTTGACAGCTGCCTTGATCGTTGCCGTCTGAATCCCTTCGGCTTTCAGCGCGCCGGTTTCAGGCTCGTATTCAATAACCGCCCCATCAGGAAAGGAGCAGTGCAGCGCATCGGCAGAGGCCGAGGGCGCCGGGCTGGCATCCGAAAACACGCCGGGCAAAACAAAGCCGCTGTTCAGCTCGCCGCCCAGGCTCATAATCAACACCTGCTCACCCACCGAAGGCGCATTCCAGGTGCGGGTACGTCCCGCCCGGGCCGTCAGCCAGTGCAGCCAGTCAGTGGTGTTATCACCGGTCTTTACCCGGCAGGTGCCTGCCTCAAGATTGACGGCGGCGACAGTGCCGATGCGGACCATGTTGCGCAGCAAGCGCTTGATTTCTAATATTTGCTCGTTCATGGCAGTAGTTTCTCGTTGCAGGAGAAAAGCGGCAATCGAATGCCGTTTACCCAGGGATGGCTAAACAGCGCGTCAGCGAATAAGGGTTATCGCTATGTTTTCCATTCGCTGACCAGCTTGCCTTTGATATACAACTGCCAGGGGCGCTCAACATTTTCCGGCATAGCTGGTTCTGGCAGATGCGTGATGTGTAATGCGCCGTTCTGCTGCTCAACCCAGACGCGTTCGGTCAGTTGCAGAGTGATATTCACCTTACTGCGCCCATCGCCGGTTGCCTCAAGGGTGAAGGTAAAGCCGGTGCGACGTTTCTCATCCGAAACCATGATGTCGGGCTGGTTTTCCCGCAGCCATGTCAGCAGGGGAACCATGATCAGATCGATATCCTGTGCGTAGTCAGTAATCGTGACGGCCAGCTGGAAGTGGTATTCAAACGACAGCGAGCTGGCCAGCGTGGAAACCAGGTTTCCGGACTGAATCGCTATTGTCAGGTTGTCAGGATTTTGCTGAAGCAGCGGAACGCTGTTTATCAGCACCTGGCGGAGTTGGGTCGCTTTCAACATCATGCTGCTCCTGGCACGCTTTAATCATCTCAATCTGCAACCCGCACGATGCGAGCGCAGCCTCTAACTGGCGGTTATCCGCCGCCAAATCACCCTGCGTCTGCAGGTTGTTTTCCGGAATGGGGCAACTTGTCACGCGTGGACAACCAGTCCAGATAATCTCGGGCATTGCTGAAGGCCGGACGGCTGTGCAGCCGGATAACGTCAGCAGGCAAAGCAGCAGCGCTCCAGGCACGTAAAGCGGGATTGGCATCGGTTTCTCTTCTGATAATGGTTTCATGATGGAGCGCCTGCACGCTGGCCTGGTTCTGCAGCAGCCGCAGCGCCGCCTCGCGTTTTCGGGTAGCCTGGATATCCGCATCGAGTTGGGCCAGCTCCTTGTCCCGGCTGCTGACGTCAGCCGTCAGCGTACTCACCCTGCGCTGTGCCTCATCCCGTTGATGAGCCATCACGCTAAGGCGCCAGCCGGTTAAGCCCAGGGCAATAAGCAAAATGGCGATCGCCAGTGCAACCAGTCGCATCATGCCGCTCCTTTTAAACACCACGCCATTTCGCGCTGGCGACGGTTATCCAGGCCCGGGTTATAGGCGCCTTTGACATATACCCAGCGCTTAAGCTGCAGGCAGGCATCGTGCCAACGGCCGCTGTTGATCAATCCCGCCAGAGTTGAGTGACAGGCGGCGTGCACGCCAACGTTAAAACCGAATGACACCACCGCGTCATAAACCTGAGACGGCATTTCACGTGGCATGCACTGGTCGATCCCGCGTTCAACGCGCATCACGTCGTAAACCAGGTTTACTGCGGCCTGTCGCTCGTTTACCACACTGGTCGGGGTAACACCTTGCGTATGACCAATGCCGTTGGTCCAGACGCCAGCGCTGCACTGATAAGGCGAGGTGCGGCAGCCTTCTGCATCGGCAATCAGCTTCAGGCCGGCTTCAGAGGTTTTCAGCATCTTGATTTGCGGTAGCAACGCGGCCAGGGCCAGTACGGCCGCCACGGCGCAACGTTTAGCGGTCTGGCTCAAAGTTAAGCCCCTGTAAGTTGCGCTGCTGAAGCTCGTAAGTTTTGCGACGGTAGTGCCAGTTGATAAAAAACGTCGCAACGTTAGTGCACATGGTCAAAACGGCGACGCCAGAGCCAACCATAAAGGCGATATCCTGCGGTGTGTGACGCCCAAACCACATCAGGACGATCCCGATGAGGTAATTAATCAGAGAACTGATTTTTTCCATTGACGCTAATCCCACAGATTGAGGGTTTCACCCGTGGCCGCCTGAGGCAGCTCCGGTAACACCACTCTGCATCCGTGCGGTAATGTTGGGCCTTGTTCTGCCAGGCCAGGATTGGCGGCATAAACCTGTTCAACCGCCTGCTGCGTGCGTCCGTAGTAACGCCAGCAGATCTCATCAACGGTTTCTTCCTGTTGTGCGTAAATCAGCATTGATTGGCCCCTTGTGAGCGTAAAAGCCATGGTCGAGTAGGCGATAAGTTGAGAACATCCGCTGTCGTGGTGACAGGCAATAAAGGCCCCGTTGGCCAACAGAAACCTGTTCAGAGAATTGCACCGTCGGGCCACCAAACCGCCCTGAAGCCGAATCCGGATAGCCCGGATACGCGATGTGCATTGTCCTTCGCGCAGAGCGATCCAGAGATTGCTGTGCCTGCCGCTTGTCAGAAGTAGTGTGTGCCTCAGCAGGCGCTTGCTCAACGCAAGGTCGTCCGCTCAAGGCTGGGCGGGCAGAGGGTTACACCAGGAATGCGGGCGCCGATGGAAGGGTCGCGAAAGCGCTGGGATGACATGCGCAAATTTGCTTTCACAGCGACGACCGGGAGCGGTCGTAAGCCAGCAACAGGAAGGGAGCAGTAACCCTAAGATTGCCGCAAACGCTGACAGGAAAGCGACCGGGATAACGTTATTCAGTAAAGGTGGAGGAAGACTACGCCTGGCGAACAGGGGGCTGCAAATGCCTGCAGGCAGCAAATGCCCGGCGTTTTCGGTCGTTCACGACGCGATGTCAGCGATAATACGTACCGGCCCGGTTTTGCTGTTGCCCGCGCCTGAACCCTCTCATCCGTTAAGATGGCTCAGGCAACGGACAACCGTCCTGATGTCACTGTGAACGCGTCGCCATCATGATTTTTTTAAAGGCGTCGCCGCAAAGACAACAGAAAAGTGGTTATCGGAAAGGGTGTAGTTCGCAGCGAGTTCGGCGATCAAATTTAACGCGATTTCCCTGTCACGCTCCCGGCAGGCTCCTTCACTGGTAAGCCTGGCGATAAGTTCGACGCGTTCAAGCATGACTCGCTCATGTAATTCATTTCCCACAATTCCCTCCCCAAAATAAATACTGTACATACATACAGTAGCATAGCATTCATTAACTGTGGAAGCGTTTTAAGATAGTTCGTAAAAAATTATATCATGTTGATAGGCATCAACTTTTATTGTACAGCCTGCCAGACAGGTGAAGGCACACTCACGCCAGAAGCGTAAGAAAAATCAATAGATTTTCTTCATTTACCCATCCAAAACTACAGGTTTTCACTCCGCCTTTTCGTCACGTCAGGGCGAAAAAGAAATCCTCACCGTTGGCTGGGTCGCAGGAGAAGCTTTGCCTCTGTCGTCGCCTGAAACAGGGCCAGGAATGCGTAAAGGCGAAGCCCGGCAGATAATTCTGGAAGCCCTTTCGCCTTTGTGATCTCTGCGCCACGGATCTGTGCGCAGATTGTCAGATACCTCACTTCCGGCATAAAAACGGCTTACGGGGTCCGTACAGTTATTAACAGAACTCCAAGACAACGAAGCGGATTGGCTTTTTTCGTCACCCGCATCTTCAGCACGTTTGGGCACCAGCTTCCATATCTTTAATCGTGTCAGGACTGGCGTATCAGCGCCAACGGCAGTGGCGTAAACGCCCTTAATTGACTGGATTTCCTCACCAAACGCATTACAGCTTTCGGCGGGCTGATACCAGGTACGCACCGCAAGCGCATCGCGTTTAACGAACGGGCCACCCTGGGCATTGATGTAGTCGGCCCATTGACCGGCATCGGCCGCATCGTGCACTGCGGCGAATTCCACGCTCAGCCCATGCGCGGTTTCAGTGTCCGCCATGCGGCGAAGTTCGCGATAAACTGTTACGGGCGCGCCTCCAATAAACTGAAACTGGCGGATGTGCCAGCGTGCTGCCCATGCCGACACCGCCATCGCCGTCTCCCTTAGCGGTTTGCCGCTCTCGTTATCCCGCTCGCCCTCCAGTGCATAGCCGTCAATGTTTTTAGAAACATATTTGGCAACATAGCCTGTCGCGCTGCCTTTCGCCGGATCGATCGCTTCGACGTGAAAACGGGCTTTGCGTGCCTTTGCGCTGTCCAGTTCCTCACTGTCCTGCTGGCAGGCGTAATGGCGCACGATCTCGTCAATGCGGTTAACGTCTTCAGGGCGCATAAACATCAGCAGATGCCAGTGGGGCGTGCCATCATGATGCGGCTCCGCAACCCGTAAACCAAAAATACTGATCTTTTCCCGGTGCAGTTTGGGCCGCACTTTTTGCCAGAGTGAGCAAAGATAGCGCTGTGTTTCGGCCGGGCTGGCTCCCGTCCATTTTGCGTTACGATGACCACTCTGTAAGGTCGCGTGATAGCGTGACGGCGCGGTTAACGTGTAGAAGCAGGCCCGGAAGCCCATATCCTGACAGATGGTCTCGAAGCCACGGATCCGCGTCATCAGTTCAGCCCGGCGAATAGCCGGATTGGCTACGCTGCCGTCGTATTTTTCAATCAGGCTGATGCGGTTGCCCTCTTCATCCTCCAGATCCATGCCCTGGAGGAAATCACGGGTACGTCGGCGTTGCTCACGCCATTCCGCTACGGCCATAAGGCTGGCATATGGGGAATGCGTTTTACTGACGTTCGCCAGGGCGATATGCAGATGTTCACGCCAGAAGGCACTGATACGACGCAGTTGACCTTTCCACCATTTTTCCGCCTGCATACGCAGAATGGCCGAGGTCACCGCTTCAGGGCAGAATATGCGGGCGCTGACGGTTTCCCATAGAGGCGGCGTCTGACCCAGCTCACGGGTGATCACCGCCGCGGTCATATACAGTCTGTGGGTATAACGGTAGTCCGTATCGGTTTGGGCGTGAGTGTGCAGTTGCACCAGCTCCGCGTGAATGAAATGCGCGATATCCTCTGCCAGCACATCTGTGTCAGCACGGGACATATCCGGAAGGCGGTTAAAGCGTTTCATCAGTTCCCACAGCTTGCCGGCAGCTCTGGCTGCGCCCTGCGGGCAGGACATGCTGCGGGTCAGCTGTGCGACAACGCCCGTGCGCATATCATGCAGTTGATAACGTCGGTTAACAGCGTCAACACGTGGCAATGTGCGCTCAACAAAGGTTTTTGCTAAGTAGGCATTGGCCCGGGCTGTTCCCTGCTGCTGTTCCAGGCTGGCAAGACGACGCTTCACGTCCATCTGGACAATGCTGGGCTGGGCATGAAGAATTCTCTGTCCGTGCAACCACGCCGCAATCTGTCGATGACGGTGCTGCTGCTGGTCATGGGTCAGATACGGGCTGGCTATCGCCAGCCGCGGGGCATTCCACGGGTAAGCGAACGACATCATCGCGTATTCCCGTAGTGAAGACGCGCTCTCAGCTCGCTCAACTCCTGACAGGAAAGGCAGCGGGTCACGCCCTGCAGCGCAC